CCTTCGCCGTTGGCACGCAGCACGCGGCCCTCCACCAGCTTGCGGACGGCAGCGTAACCGCCCGGCGTGATGAGCCAGGGACGGTAGAAAACCTGTTCGATGACGCGCTGAAATTTCATTCGGTGGGTGCGGTTGTGGCTGGGTTGCCGTTGGGGGTCAGAAGCCCGAAAACGTCGCGAGTCAGCCCTGAGCGGTCCACGCGTTTTTTGATCTCGAGTTCCTCGCGTTCGACTTCGTCCAGGTGTTCCTCGAGCGTTTTGGATCCGCTGGCAAGGATGTCGGTCATGCTCCGCATCCCAGCGCGGTAGGCGTCAATGGCGTCGCGGTTGGCGTAGCCGGAATCCGCGGTGAGTCTCGCGGGTTCGGTAAAACGGAACTGGTAGGCGCCACCGCGGTTAGCGTCGGGTCCAGTGTAGGGCGGGAGGATGCCCAACTCCACGAAGCGAGCCACGGCAAAGGCGCACCGGCGCTTGCAAAATGCCGACAGGTAGGCGTGTCGCTCGGATGTCACGCGGTTGACTTGCTCAAGAATGATCCGGGCACTTGCGCCCCCCAGTCGGCTCATGTCCCACCCGAACTCCGGCGGCCATTGAGCGGCCAGCAGCGCGTTGCGGATGAGTCGCTCCTGTAGGCGGTCCTGAGCTTCCGTTGGGATCTTGGCGTCCAGTTGGGTGATAGACTCGCCAGCGTTAGCGGTCAGGTACTCAATGCGCCCGCCCGCCATTGGTGTGAGTCGCAGTTGCGAGCCGCAGCCGGGCGGCGTGACGTCCGTCAGTGCGTTGTAGGCGTCGCTAGCGTCGGCCATCCCCTGTTGGTTGGTCACGAGCAGCCCAATTTTCGCAGCCATCCGGGACGCCGCTTGGATGTCGTCGCCAAGATCCTTGAGGGAAAGCAAATCCCGGATCGCAGGCGCAAATGCACTAATGCCGCGCACCTGGTCCACTTCGCGCGGATCCATCGTGAGCATTGCCGACTGGACCGGCACGTCGCGGTCTTCGCTGCCATCCTGAGCCTCCCCTAGCACGCGGTAAGCCACTGCCCTGTTGGTTTTGGAAAGGATCACCCCGTTGTAAATCTTGAGCCCCCGATACCGGCCATCAGTCAAGACGCCGTCGTCTCCACGGCTTCCGATTTGATGCCAGGGCACCTGCTGGAGTTGCGGATAGCCGGTTGCGGTCGTGGTCAGGATCGTGAGCAGGTCGCCTTCACGGTCGATGGCGACGGACTCGAGCCGCAGCCCTTCCCACCAGCTTTTGCCGTCGAGGTAAGCAATCTGCATCCAGTCGAGCAGCACCGCCTCGGCCTGCTTGCCCCACTCGCGATCAGCGCCGGTAAAGATCGGGCGCATTGCCATCCCGACAGTCAGCATGGATTTCTGGTCGATCGCGGCGTTCACAACGCCCGTGTTCCAGTAGAGTTTTCTCGCCGCACTGTTCACCGTGCGCCACTCGCCAACGGTCAGTTCGCGGGAAATGCTCTGCGTGTGATTCCTCCAAAAAGGCTCGCCCCACACGCCGCCCTCCACAAGGCGTTGGCGTCTGTACGCTGCGTAATTTGCGCCCACCTTGGGAGTTGCGATTCCCAACAGGTTTTTGAAACGGTCGAAAAGGCTCATATAAAGTAGGCTTGCGTCCTGCGCACCGGCCCGTTGATGCCTGCCGCCTTGTAGTTAAGTGCCTGCTGCGCCAGCATTAGCACGTCCAGCGGACTGAGCGTCCCGCCCACGTTGAACTGGAATGCGGCCCCGTCGATGGACGAAGATACCAGCGTGGACTTGCCCGCCAGCGTCAAATCAAATTTGGAATTGATGATGGCGCGAAGCTCGGCCACGTCGCGCGTGAGAAACACCTGCAAGAGTAACCGTTGGTCTGGAGCCATCTACACACCGGCACCGGGACAAGAAAAACCCCGGACATGCCACACGGCAGCCGGGGTCGCCTTCCGTTCCCGCCAGTCGCACACCGTCGGGTTAGGGTTGAGCCTGCATGTTACTCTGTCGCGGGCGGCTCGTCAACCTCCGGCGCGGTGGACACCATGTCGGGCAGTGCGCCCAAAATCTGCGCGGCGAGCACGTTCATGGCTTCGGCATCCCACATATGGTTCGGGCGCCCTGTCGCCGTCCAACGGAGGCGGGTTTTCTTTGTGCGCTTGTCCACCGTTGCCCGTTTGCGCTCGCTGTTGAGGTGCCGCACATACTCGGGCGGCGCATCCTGCGGAAACTCCCACACCGGGGAGCCCGTGTTTCTCAAATTTGCGAGAATGTCTTTCACCGGATCGGACGCCCAATAGAAAAAGGTCACGAACACTCGCTTCCCCGCAGCGTCCCGCGTCGTCGGCGCCACCACGCGGTCCGGGGCGCTGTAATAACGGCGGATGGGTTTCCCGTCGCTGCCGCGCACGGTAAAGAAATCCTCAGCGCGCCCGATGAGCGCGGTCCACCCGTATTTTGCGCAGGTGTCGTAAACGCGCCCGTGAAACGAGTTCCCGGCATCCAATAGGCACCGCTTGTCGGGCACCTTCAGCCGGACCTGAATCTCGCGGAGCTGGTCCACCGTCAGGATTTTGCCCGCCCACAACAGCCGAGAGTGACCGTTTTTGAGCCACACCCGCACGATGCCCCAGTAATGGTCCTGTTGGCAATCCACGGTCATCACGCGGGCAAACTCCTCCGGCATCGCGCGCCCGTCCTGCCATTCATTCACGAAATATTCTGCGGCCTCGAGTTCGAGCGCAGGCAGTTCCTCCTCCAGTTTCCAAGGCTGCGCGAGCCGCTGCATTCGGAAGTCTTTAGTGGGTTGCAGCACCCCGAGATGCCGCGCGTCAGAAGCCTGGCACCACTGAATCACGAGGTCACTCCAGCGGATCCAGTAAACGGACTGGGCGGACACACGCCGTGAGCGGTAGCCGTCCACATGGTCATTTCCTTCGGATCTCCACTCGCTGCGCTGGGTCAGCGCCCGCCGTGCGGCCATCGTGTCAGGTGTGACGTGCTGACAGTGCGGGCATTCGTGCCGGACGGACTTCACTAGCTCGCCCCAGTTCCACTCGCCGTTTGCGTTTTTGGCCTCGTCGTATTTTATGTCGACCCACTCCGGCTTCACCCACGCCTCGCAGCCGGGGCACCGGTGACACCAGATAAACTCCTCCCCAGAGCGCCATTCCTCGCTGAGTTGGTGCGGCTCCTCAAAGCTCTGGCTTGTCAGCAGCGCGTAGCCGTTCCAACGGTCGTGGAGCCTCTTCTTGAACTGGGTGATCAGGTCGCTGTATTGCCAGCATTCATCGAGGAACAGTGCCTGCACGGACTTTTCCTGAGCGTTGCTGGAGTTTGCGCCCCCCAGCATCAGCGGCATGTGCGCGAAATAGATGCCGTCCTTCTTAATGAAATGCCGGTTATTTGGCATCAATTCGCGCAATGGGTCGCACGCGTTGAGCACCGGCATCAGCCGCGTAGCCATCCACTCGGCAGATGTCTGATCGGTCTGCGTGATCGAGAGCATCGGCCCAGGTTGTTGAGCGACTGCCCAGCAGACGAGTGCCTCCAGTGCGGTCGATTTGCCAGCCCCTGTGCACGCTTGGACAAAGGTCTGTCTGCACGTCGGGTCGGCAAAGTCGTGGATGACTGCGTTCCACCACGGCGCGGTGCTGCGGTCAAAATGAGTCGAGCGGGAACTGTGCGGGAATCGGACGTTGGCCTCCAGCCAGTCGAGCGGGTCACCGGCGTAGGCGAGGCGGACACCGGCGCGGGCACCTTCGGCAAAGGGATTCATAGCGTTTCCACCGATTGCCGAGCGTTGGCTTTGAGCAGTTCGATGCGCGATCGTAGGCGCGGCTGGATGTCGGCTTCGGTGAGCCCGGCCAGTTGGCCCGGTAGATCGCCCACCAGTGCGTCGAGTTCAGAGCACCAGACGCTGACGACCCGCGTCGCGGTTTCGCGCACTTCGTCCACGGGCACCAGTTCGCCTTTTTCGCGGGCGATGATGATCGAAAGGCGCTCGATCTCTTTCGCCAGCTTTTGGGTGCGGGCCTC